GAAAATTCGTTTAAGCACTACACAAGTGAATATTGCGAAAAAACTTGGATTAACACCTGAGCAATACGCTCAAGCTGTACTTAAATTGGAGTCTTAAAATGGCTGAAAACAGAACACCCCGTGATTTGATAACCCGTGAATTGACAGAGCGCCCTAAGCAGTGGACTCCGCCAGAAATTCTTCCTGAACCGGATAAAGAAGCCGGGATGTCATATCGATGGATTCGAGTTGCTATCTTAAATAATGCTGATCCAAGAAACATTTCTTCTCGACTCAGAGAAGGATGGGAACCAGTAAAACTTGAGGAACAACCGAAGTTTAAACTGCTAGTTGATCCCGATAGTCGTTTCAAAGACAACATCGAGGTTGGCGGATTATTGTTATGCAAGACTCCTACGGAGTTGGTCGAGCAACAACAGGCTTATTACCAAGGTTTGACTCGTTCCAATGAAGAAGCTGTCAACAATAGTCTCATGCGCCAGAGTGACGCAAGAATGCCTCTTTTCAATGAGAGAAAATCTGCGGTTAGCTTTGGAAAAGGAAATTAAACTTAATGGAGATTTAAATGGCATATCCAATCGTACCCGCACCATACGGGTTGAAGCCGGTTAATCTTATTGGTGGTCAAGTTTTTGCAGGGTCAACACGCAAGTTGCCCATTGCATATAACTATGGAACCAATATTTATTACGGCGACACCGTGGTTCTTTCTCGTGGTTTTATTACTCGTGCCGCTGTAACAACTGGTACGACTACTGACCAAGTTACTGGCGTTTTCTTGGGATGTTCTTATACAAACCCAAGTACAAAACAACCTTTTTACGCTCAAAACTGGATTGCAAACACCCTAGCCGGTGATGCACAAGCCATTATTGCTGATGATCCTGATACCGTTTTTAAAGCGGCTATGGTGACTACGCAAGGTGGTACAACTATCGGCTCTGCGGCAACAGCAATGATTGGTCAAAACGTATCTGGTTCAGACCTAGCAGGTAATTTAAATACTGGCGATTCAAGCAACGGTATTTTGTCACCTTATGCTACGCCTGTAACTACAACATTGCCTTTCCGCATTGTTGATTTAGTACGTGATACAGCAGTTGCTTTAGGTACTGCAACTTACTCTTCAATTTCTACAGCAACAATCACAATCTCTTCAGGTTTGACACAAGCGTTGCCAGTTGGTACTGAAGTAGGTTCACTCGCTTCCAATGGTCAATATATTGGTTCTGGTTCATTTGTAATCGGTGCTGGTACTGGCGCTTCTGTAGCCGCTGGTTCTACATCAATTATTTTGAATCAAGCTCCATCAGTCGCTTTTGCGTCTAGTGCGACATTGGTATTTACTCAATATCCGGAAGTTTTAGTTAAGTTCAACCAAGCGTTGCACGGCTATTACTCACCCACTTCAATTGCTTAAGGAGTAATTTAAAATGGCTATTTCACGTGCCCAACTATTGAAAGAATTACTCCCCGGATTGAATGCATTGTTCGGATTAGAGTACGCCCGCTACGGTGAAGAGCATAAAGAAATTTATGAAATCGAATCATCAGAGCGTTCATTTGAAGAGGAAACAAAACTGTCTGGTTTCTCTGCCGCACCTGTTAAAAACGAAGGCAATGCCATCGCTTATGACAATGCGCAAGAAGCATGGACCGCTCGTTACCAACACGAAACCATTGCTCTTGGCTTTTCCTTAACAGAAGAAGCTATTGAAGATAACTTGTATGACTCACTGTCTGCACGTTATACAAAGGGCTTGGCTCGTGCTATGGCTTACACTAAGCAGGTAAAAGCCGCCGCTACTCTTAATAACGGCTTTTCTACTCAGTTTGTAGGCGGTGACGGACAACCCTTGTTCTCTTCATCACACCCACTCGTTAATGGCGGTACAAATGCCAATACACCATCTACACCTGCTGACCTGAACGAAACAGCGCTTGAAAACGCAGTTATTCAGATCGCCGGATGGACAGATGAGCGTGGTCTTTTGATTGCCGCTAAACCTCGTAAATTGGTTGTTCCACCTGCACTACAGTTCGTTGCAACTCGTTTGCTCGAAACTAAATTGCGTGTTGGTACAAACAACAACGACATTAACGCTATCGAAAACAATGGTTCTATCCCAGAAGGATACACAATCAATCACTTCTTGACCGCTACAAACGCATGGTTCTTAACCACTGATGTTCCAAACGGTTTGAAGATGTTTGTTCGTACACCGCTACAAAATAGCATGGACGGCGACTTCGATACAGGTAACGTGCGTTACAAGTCACGTGAGCGTTATAGCTTTGGCTATTCCGACCCACTTGGCGTATACGCTTCTTACTAAACAAAACCCCCGCCCTAAAAAGCGGGGTTTTTTTAAAAAAATATTTGCAGAAACGTTTAAACGTAGTAAACTAAGACATCTGGGTGTTTTTCCTTGTCGCCACTGCCCCAGCAGACGATGCAACGATTGACAAGGTACTTTTGCATAAGGAATAAAAATGGGACGTAGTACATTTGAAGGACCGATTCTCGCCGCTGACCAACGCTTTGGTCCTCAAAGAGATGCCGGTACAGTCGTATTAACGCAATACGCATTCTTAAATTTTGCCACTTCCACTGCCGGTACTGCCGGATATGGCGGCGGTAATCAACAATTTGTTAGTTCAAACAACATTCCAAATAACAATGGAACCATTTGGACTCCGCAAGCTGGATCATATTCCAACACTGGACCTACCACTGCCACCATAACGGCTGATGGCTCTAACACCTCTTACCGTGGAGTTGTGTTCTTGTTACCTCAAGGCTCTTTCTTGCAAGAAGTTTTGATTGATAACATCGTTGCTCCTACTGATGGTACAAACACTGCCACTACTTTGCAACCATACATTTCTAATAACTTTGCAACTTCAGCCGGTGTATATGCAACTTCTGCATCTATCACTGTTAGTTCCATTGGTCGTACTGCGGCTACCTTCTCAGCCACTCAGTATGCTAATGCTCAATCTACTTTGCAAGATGTTCAAAACATTCAACCAGGTCAACAACCTACTTGGTTCTCTCAAGTTGTTGTTACTCTTGCGTACAGTGCATCTACATTGAATACGCTGACAACCGGTAAAGCGGCTGTAACAATTCGTTATGCACAAGCAGACTTGAACATTGGTAACTCTACGACTTACCCTTACGGTAACTTCGACTAATAGCTAAGGGGGCATTGTCCCCCCTTTCTTTAATCTAATAGGGGT